ACCCCCTCTATCAGCCGGTCGAGGCGGGATTGCACTTCAGCTATCCTAAGACCGTTTGCCGCTACGTTGTCCCGCCACATGTCCCTCTCCCGCTCGCACTCTGCAAGTCGCTCGCTCATAGTAAGCATCGTGCTCTCGATGGTGCTCTTTTCCTGCTCACACTCCGCAAGCCGGGCGCGGAGGTCGTTTACTGCTAGCTCCATCCTGTGTACCGCGCTAGGCTTTGGAGCTGGAATCTCCAGATGGTTTTCAAACGGTATGTTTCCGCTACCACCGCAGCGGAGGCATGTTTGGTTTTCAATTCCGCAAACGGTCCAATTTGGTAGATTGATGAAACCTCTGCCATCACAATATGGGCATTTCATCTCTCGTCCTCCCCTCAGGTTGAGGTTGACGTGTAGGTGAATGTGGAGCTCATGCCCAGGCCCAGCTTGTGGAACATGGCATCCCGGCCCTCCTTGTCAGTCCGATATGTGTAGAGCTCCAATAGTGCCATGGCCATTTCAAGAACCTCGACCTGTTCTGTAAGGTTGAACTTGCGCGTGTGCAGGGCCTTCCGGTCGTTCTCTATCAGGCTCTGGAGAAGATCCACATCCCCTGGAGCGCCCTCCCACTCGAGACGCTCGCTGACCTCCTCAAGCGCCTCCAGGAGATTGTCCACGTTGTCGAGCTGCTTTTCATTGTCTCTCGCCTGTTTGTCGAGCGCCTTGATAGAGGCATCAACCAGATCCCGGAACTTGAGAGAGTCAAACGGCGTGTTGCGAACGGTGCTCTGGAAGGCGGTCAACATGGCATCCCGGGCGCGCGCCTTGATACGGTCCTCCCGCGTCTCTGTGGCCGAGCCCACATTGCCGGTCGTGTCGTACTCGTGCTTGAGCTCCGGGTCGGACAGCGTGGCATAGGCGACGCGAACCGTGTTGAATGCGTCCGCGCTCCCGCCCAGATCAGGGTGAGACCGTTTGGCCTGGGCTCTAAAGGCGGCCCGCAACTCCTCGCGCGAGTAAGTCTGGCCCCGCTTGAGACCCAGGGCCGCGTACAGGTCTGTGTTCATGCGAGATCCTTTTTGCGGGCGAGCCAGTCCGGGATGTGAACCTCAATCTTGGGCGTGCCCATGTAGTGCTCGGCTGGTGATATGTAATCGATCTCGATCTGGCTCCGGGGTAGCCAGACCTCATCCCCGGGCTCCCAGCTCTCCTCCCGGAACAGGATAGCGCCCGAGGAGTCATCCGCACCTGTGATAGCAACCTGGTAGCCTATAAAACTGAGCATGGTTAGACTGCTGTACATATTATCCACCTCCTTGTAAAGCGTTGCGTATGTTTTTTGCCATCTTCTTGCCGATGCCTGGTATGGCCTGTAGCTCCTTCTCGTCCGCTAGTACGAGGTCCAGGATGCTCGTGAAGTGGCTCTCCATTGTCTTTGCGCGCTCCCAGCCCACGCCGGGCAACTGCTGGAGGATGCGCCTCAAAAGCGTCGGCTTCTTGAGCCCGATGCTCTGACCCATGGGCACGTTGGTCTGGAATCGCAGGTGGCTCTTGTGCTCTGACCAGTCCTTTTGCCACCACCTATACAACCCCAGCAACCAGTGGCAGGATGCCTGGATAGTATCGGAGCGCCAGACATGCACCCCACACAACACCTCAAGCGTGTTCAGATAGTTTATAATATCCCTGGTCATGTAAGCGCGCTTCCCATGGCACAGCGGCCTCCAGGACCCCTTACGGTATGTCTGGAGGACGCCCTCCACGGGATCGGTGCGCCAAATGCCCTCAACAAGGATGTAGACCACCTGGTAACGGCTCACGAGACCGACAAGCTGGTGACCTGACAGCCTGCCATCCTCCATGGATTGTATAAGGTCATGGATGCGTTTGCGCTCGACGCCCACTGGAACGGGTCCATCCGGGCCGTTGCCAAAGAACCGGGCATCGCCGTATTTCAAACGCTCGACGTTGACCAGGTCCTTGGGCAGGTGTTTGGACAGCTCGACAGCCCCTATCCGATCATCGATGTCGATCATGGGCTACTCTCCACTATAGCCGAGAAGCCGGGACTCGGCCTGTTGGCAGTGAGTCCAGTATAGCCCACAGACCCAGGGCGACAGGGTGAACTTGTACCTCGCAGCCTCAGCGTGAACGACATAAGCCGGGCGGAACACCATACAAGTCGTCCTGCACCACTGGCTCACGTTTGCATGGCACCGTTTGGGGTACACAAGGTCCTCCTGGTTGAACCAGCTAAGAAGCGCTGTAGCCTCAGCCTCAGTCCAGCGTGTGCCAAGGATGCTCTCCAGGATGTGGTTGAGATAGGCCACGCTGACCTGGCAGCTGAGAACCCGAGATCCCATCATCTCGTACCGGTCCATCAATTCGGTCACTGTTTTCTTATCCACCAATTTCCACCTCCTAGAACATGTAGGCCTCACAGTCCTCGGGGTCCATCTTGGCGAGAACTGACATTTGCACATGTTCAAAGTTGCACGTGTTGCGGTTGTTGAACTCGCACCCCTCAAGGGCAGGATTGTGTCGGCAGCTAATAATCCTGCACGCGTAGGAATCGAGTACGGGATCGTCGTCCTCGGACAACTCTGCGCGCCCGTAACGGTGCATCTCGGCGACAACCTGAACTATAAAGCCCAGATTGGAGAAGCCAGCCCGCTCGTACCCGCCATTCCATTTGTCGTTCGTGTATTCCTTCTTGCTCTTGCCTATGAGGATGATGTTCTTATCACTCTCGTACGCGGCCTTGAGGAATGCGTCGTATTCGGCGTTGACCGGGCCGTAATGGAACGGTTTGACCTGGGTCAATTTCCCCAGCCGGGCGAGCCGTATCAGTTCCCAGATCTCGGTCTCAGTGTCCGCGACAATAGTTTTGAGATCAGGTATGGCCAGAAGCTTGTACCAGGACTGCGTGAGCCTGAGCCACTCCGCGAGCGCGCCATCTGCCACAGGAGCGCCATCCTTGAACGTCATGGGCTTGGAGAAGCGCCTGTGAAAGATAGTCTTGCCCGAGCCCCGGAATTTGTCGATCACGCCCTCGTCGCCCACGTCAAAATTTATGTAGGCGAGCGGGTCTGGCGCTGACAGTGCAAAGTGAGTTTTGCCCTGTTTTTCCCTCCCAGACAGACTCATTATCAGGCGGTTCTTCAGTCCAGGATCCTCATCTGTGAACCCGGCCGCCTTCATTTGTTGTTCAAAGGACTGCATCGACATTGCCATTGTAGCCTTTCTCCAGCATTGCGCGTGCATTGAGCTCCAACATGGCCCAGTTGTTTTCAAGCTCTAGCTGGTCTATGTCCTCATTGTAGGAAATGCGGACCTGTTTATAAAGCGGACCCGACCCGGCATAGTCCCCGTTTAAGTGTAAAATACGGTAGATGACTGTCCGTAAACCCATACCGTACAGGTATCCCTGGGCTTGTACTTTGTACCGCCACACATCCAAGGGAGATTTTTTGACACTCTGCCAGGTGCACTTGTACTCCTCCAGGACGGGCTCATTGCTGGGCTCGATCAACCAACAATCATTACCGTAATCCCACACGCCAGGGTCGAACCCGAACCCGTCAGGGCTGAATACTATAACGCCCTTTTGCTGCTCGGGCGGCCTGGGCACACACCGCTCGGCGTATGCGCGGCTCAGAACATCCTCCCAGATGAAACCGGCCTCGGCCGCGACGTCCAGCTCCCAGTGTGATGTGGAGTCGCTACCGTACACCCCCTTGAGCTTCAACGTCTGGGCGATGTACCGCATCACGTCTGTGAGGTGGACAGTGCCGGGCTCTGCTGACCGGTCAACTCCGGACCCGTTCGGTGTGAACCTTGTTAGGGTTTTGTGGATTTGCATTGTCTCCTCCCCAGGAACCCCTGTTCCACCCTGCGTAGCTCGGCCTCGGTCTCATGAAGCCTGTATTTTGTGTGGTCGAGGTCTTGTTCGAGCTTGCAGATCGTTTCCCGCAGCGCGGCATTGTCGTGCAGCACGTGCGACATGTGATCGCGCTCGGCATCCAGAATACGCTCCAGATCGGCGAACGACTCCTGGAATTTGTCCCGGTCGTGCTGGGCCTGTTTTAGTTGCGCCTCCAAACGGCGCTGCTCCACGCGCATCCGGCCGTACTTTTTGGGGGGCGGGTCCTCGTCGAATGTAAGCGTGCCCTGGATGTACTGGTCAAGGGTCATGTCATTCTCGCGCTCCGGGGCCACAAGGTCGTTGAAGCGCTCCGCCACAACATCCTCATCCTCCGAGGACTTTGAACCCACAACGGTGAAAATCAGCCGCTCCCCGGGCTGAACTCCAAACACGTATTCAGAGTCGTTTCCCATTTTAGTTCCTTTCCAGGAGATGGGCGGAGCGCGGATGCGCTCGCCCTCCCCGGCCGGTTATAGGTTATCCCAGACTTACAACGCCGCCCTCAAAGGACCAGGGCCGCGCATCATCAGACAGGAAGCCCTCATCATAGCAGCGCTTGAGGACCTTGTTACGGTTGGGTGTGTTAGCCCCGAGGTGACGGAACACCTGCGTGGGGATCTGCTTGGCCTCGACCTGGCCGTCGTTGTCAGCCAGAACAGCCATCATGGCCTCCTCGGCGATAGAGTCGATGTCGTCAGAGGCCGGAGCCTCAGCAGCCTCGGGTTCCTCCTCCTTGGCAGGTTTGGCAGCGGGCTTGGCGGCAGGCTTACTCCCCGGCTTACCACCCGGTTTACCAGCAGCCTTAGGTGCGGCCTTGCCCTTGGCCTTGCTCTTGCCCTCGCCGGGCAGATAGTTGATCTTTGTGGCCTCCAGAGCGGTGACCTTCTTCTCGCTCCCATCCTCCTGGATAGTGGCCAGGTCCTGGTAGTGGTTGGCGTTGCGCATCACGTGGATGCCGAGCCCGTCCAGGACCTGGATCTCACCCGCGTCGAGCTTGTCCAGCAGCTCCTGGGGAAGGCCCGCGTCCTTGAGGCTCTTGAGGAAGATCATCATTTTGCACTTGGCATTGATGGTCTGATTCTCGGGGTCGCTAAGCCCGATGAGTTCGAGACCGTCCTCGCTCGCACCAAAGAGCTCGGTGCTGCCCACGCGCATGTACTCCTTGCCGTTGCTGCCCGTGGCATCCATCGTGTACTCCAGACACAAGCCCACGAACGGATCGCCAGCGATGTTGCCATTCTTGTCGGTGAACTGGTGCTCGACAAACCTGGCAGTGTTGATGCAAATGTCGGTGTCGTCCAGAAACTCGATGACGACTGCCTTGTCCGGATTAAGACTTAATCCCATGGTGCTACTCCTCTCTGTTTAAGGTTAATGGTGGTGGTGGAATAGGTATAGTATTCCGCCTGTCAAATGCCTCGGCAAACCATTTTGGAGCAAAGTCTCTGTTCCTCGGGATGAACCACTTGACGTTGTCATCGATAATGAACGTCTCACAGCGGTCATCCGGCGCTCTCACCCCCCTTCCGCACGCCTGGACCAGCTCCTGCATGGCAATGTATGCCGCGTAGGTCTTGTCGGCCCGACAGCGTGCCTTTGTTAGTTTATCTGTTGTGTCCGGGTACGGTATTTTCCCTATGATTTGGTACTCGCACTCGCTATAGGGAAAGTCCCAGCCTGTGGACATGGACGGCGACACAAGAATAGCCGGTGCTGGCATCTCCTTGAAGCGCCGAACGGTCTCCTCAGCGTCTTTTGTGTTGTGCGTGATCATATAGCGAGAGTACTCGCTATTTTGAACCACAAAGTCGCGGCGCTTATACGAGATGGTGTGGATAATACCCTTACGGTCCAGCCTACGCCGTATGATCTGGTCGATGCGGCTCACCCAGTACTTGAGCTCGCGTGCACTTGTTTGATAGTTGAGCCGGATCGTGGGTATGTGTAGCAGGAGCCGGTTCTCTTTTGGGAAGGTGTGCGGGTATTCCAGGATGCCGTACTCCTCTTTGGGGATCCCCAGGAGCTGGAGTGTTTTTGCGCACACTGTGGCCGATGTGGTCAGAACGCGCGGCCGCCCCAGGAACAGCACATTCTCGGCCTCCTTCCCCGGCCAAATGGGAGCCAGTTGTACCTGGCGGCGGATTTTAGTATCGACGGTACAGACCCAGGTATTGGCATCCTTGACCCGGGCCACGCGCAGGATCCCGCGATAGAGTTTGCTGAGCGCTGTGAATTCCTTGCGGTCCGAGCGCCTGCCTCCACCCTCTTCCTTGAGGCGTTTTTGCAGGTCCTCAAGGCGCTTGCCCATGGGCTCCAGGGTCTCGCGCGCCCACGTGATCCAGTCGGTCATCGTCATGTCCAGCAAGGTGCGCTCGGCCTTGTCCAGATAGGGTAGAATAACCGGGCTCCGGTAAGAGAACTGCACTGTCAGAAAAGCCGCGACAGCCTCGGGCGCGTTGTGTGCCTCATCGCACACAATAAGGTCGCGCGCACCCAGACCCTCCTCCATGTAGGCCTCGGCCGCCATCCAGAATGCGTAGTTGGTTACAACCAGAGGTGCCTCTTGAGCGGCTCGGAGGGCGTCGTAGTAGTCGCACCCGTCGCGCCTCAGGCCACAAAAGCACCCTACCGTGCAGGGCGCGTCCTCGCAGTTAGACCCGTCATCACGCGCACGGCAGAGATAGTTGTTGCGACCGCGCATGTCCACGAGGCCCACACTGGCATAGTCTCGGGCGAGCTGTGTCTGGAGCCCTTTTGTGGATGTGAGGATGACTGCCCGCAGGCCCTGGAGGTGCGCCGATACCAAATAGGTAAGGGATTTACCGCTGCCGGTGGGGGCTACAAGTGCCGTGAACCTATGTGGGCTCCCCGTGCAAGCCTCGACAGCGTCTGATTGATGGGGTCTCCAGTCTGTGTAGTTCTCAAAGCCGAACGCGTCCGGCGGGGGTAAAAGATCTCCCATGAAAACGCTCCTTTTTCAGTGGGGGCGGGAGGCTATGCCGTCACGCACACACTGACGCGTACATGTTTACTTCAGCGCTATGATAGCGCCAGTTTTCTCACCTTCAAACCAGAGAGGGTCCGCGACAAAGGTCATGCCGGGTGCCGCTTTACTCCGCAGAGCCTCGATGTTGCGCGCGTTAATTTCAATGTAGGTAGCTGCCATCTTTTGCATCTTGAGTACGCGCACCATAGCAGTCTCCACTTCCCGCACGCGTACATTCAACATGTAACACTCGATGCTCAGCAAGATAACTGCAATGAGCAGAAGCAGTGTGTAGGGCACTCTTGTTGGTGTTCGTTCTCCCAGCAAATTAGGCATCATAGCTCCTCACTATCATCATCAACGGCTTTATTGGGGTTGAGGCTCAGCTTGCTATTGATCAGATAGCCAAAATTAGTTTGCATGACCTTCTCGAATTTGTTTCTCCAATACGGGCTGGACATCTTTTTAACGTGCTCATTGACCTTTAATACCAGCCGTCTTGCAGCAGGGGCATCTCCCTGTGACACAAGCCTGTTGACTGTCTCAACCAGCTTGCTCACAGTCTCGTGGAAGTTCGCATGGAAATCCTCGAACCGACACATCTCCATGATCGCCTCCGTCTCCGCCATCACTGATGTAATGGGCGTGGGTGAGATGGCGGCGAGCCACTTCAAGTGGCGGAATATCGCGTGCCGCATGAGCTCGCCTCTGTTGCGGTATGGAAACGCCTTTGAGCTGATCACGTTTTCCATCTCCTGGTGTAGACTTGGCGGGACCCGGACCCAGTCCCGTACTCCATGGCCCTTGTCATCTGTGGCTGGCACTGTGAACTGCTCAGAATTCAGACCCGATGCAAGACCAACAACCCGACCACCTCGTTCAGCCATTTTCAACTCCCCTAAGTATAAGATCTACTGGTTGGGGTCTGCCTCGTCAACAAGCTCGCGTATTTTTTCCAGACAGAGCACATTCTGCATCCGGGCACTCTCCTCCTTTGTGGGTCGCCCCGGGCGAGAGTATCGTCGCCCACCCGCAAGGAGGACACGCCTGTGACCGTCGAGGTAACGCCTGTCAGAGAGTGTGCCCTCTGTATAGGCGAGATCCTCTATCAGGTGCTCGACGTATTTGAGATGCCCTTTGGGGTCAGCATCAAAGTGGCCCTTGTTTAGAAGCTGGATGTACTCACGGACTCGTGGAGTGTCCGCCCGTTTTCTAGGAGCTCGTAACACACACCCTCCAGTACGTTGACAAGATTTTCATCCCCTATATATATATACATACTGGCACTCTGCTTTTATTTATTGCTGGGTGACAGGGTGACAGGGTGACAGGTATATAGGGTGCTATAGTACATAAAAAAAGTGTGCTACGCGCTCTTTGACCGCACTGGCTTGAGCGGTGTGCCATCCTGGAGCCTGTACCCCAATACATCACCAGCATCGTTCCGCACGATGTTGACGATGGCAATGTCGCGGTTTACTTTGCTGGCGTCCACAAGGCGCTCAATTTCCTCAGCGGTGGGCCTGCCCTGTGTGGGCTGGGACACGATGGTCTCCAGCATGCGGTGCGCGTAGTCCAGGCCCTTGGCCAGCGCCAGCGCGGCGATAGCAACAGCACTTCTTTCCGTGTTCATTCTTCCCCTCCAAAAAGGTCCGGCCTTGTGTAGAGATCGGCATACTCTCGGGCTCGAACGGTAAAGTTCCGCGCCCAGGTGCTGTCGAGCATCTCGCGAACGGTGGCTTCCACATCCCCAGCTTTGACGGCCGCTATCATGCGCTTAAAGGATGTGAACCCGTTATACCCCATTTGAAAGGCCATGCAGCCCAGAACCGCCACCTGCACGATATCCAGTGTTTGAAGCGGGTTCTCAGGCTCACTGCCAAAGACTTTGTAGAGATCCAGCAGCGCAATCCCAATGTCAGTGTCCAAGAGGTGCTCTGCCACGTCAAGAGTGATGTTGTCATTGGTTTGCTGCTTGACCTTGCGCCAGGTCGAGGGTGCCGCGTAGACGCCCAGGTTGTGGCCGTAGCCGATTGTGAGCCAGCCCCGGCTGTCAACGTAGGGCTTGAGCGAGAGACCCTCGTCCTCCTTGAGGAGATGTTGCATGGCAGCTCGTATGTCTGCACCTCTAATATAATCAGGCATCCTCCTAGCCCTCCCCCAGCGTATAGATGGCTATGTCACCGTTGGCGTACTTTGCCGCGACCTTGACCCATTCAGGACTGGCACTCACATAGTCGTGCTGGTCGTCCGGACAGGCATACCGAGGCCCGATTTCACTCAGGCGCTCCCCATGGGCAGAATAGGCCCACCCCCACAACCATGAACATATGGGGTAGTCCCGCATCAGACACAGACGCCGGAAGAAGCGGACGCTCTTACCGCTGCCCTTGACCCACGTGAGGAAAGCGTCGCCCAGATGGGCCACGATTTTGAGGCTGCCGTAGACCTGGCCTATGTGGGCCTCGGCCGTGTCGGCGATGTGGAAGCGCTGGAGCTGCTCCATGTTGGGCTTTCTCCAGATCTCGAACTCGGGCACCTTGGCAGCCCATTTTTCAATGGGCATCTCAGAGACCTTTGCGAGGGCCTGGACGACGTTGTGACCATTGCCGATACCCAGTGTGTGGTTCGTGTAGGTGGGAGGCTCACCCTTTGCGCGCGTGAAAAAGCGTATGAGCTTGGACACGGTGGATGTGCCGCGAGTAAAGCCTACATCAGCAGGTAAGAGGTAGGTCTCGAGCTTACTCGGACTCGTGAATGTCCTCGGCAGTGGTGGTTTGGTCGTCATCATCAAAAGCCTCCTTCCATACTTTTCTGAGATCGGTTGTATAGCCCCGGATACCGCCCACGGCGGTTGGGGATTCCTGGAGCGCGTAGCGACTGATACTGATCAGGTACTCTTGCACACAGGGCTTTCTCAATACCATGAACAACATGAGCCCTATCGCAAGCGACAACAAAAAAAGAGACAGCTTGCGGTCATCCAGCCGCATGATTGTTCCCGTTGGACTTGATAGCGCGAGTGAGCTCCTGGATCTGTGTGGAGAGGGCATCCACCTTCCCCTCCAGGTTCGAGATGCGATCCGTACGTTCACGGATATCGCGCATCTCCCGACGCACGGACTCCAGATCCCCCTGGCCATGCCGCAAATCGGCGTCCATGCGTATGACTTTGTCGCGCCAGTCCTCTAATGCTTCAGCCACGAGGAGTTTCAAATCGTTGCGGAGTTGCTTTTTGAAATGCTCCTGTTCCACCTGGCAGTATCTCCTGATGTCATCCATGTTAAGCATATTTTCAAAATCCATTTCCACGGGGTTGGGCTGTCCCCGTTTAAGGATGCGGCACAGGAACCTCTTGAGAGGATCCTGAACCCGGACAAGAAGCGCGCATAGACCCAAAAATGCCGCGACCGAGCTGACAACGTACTCTACAATGTTGCTTTCCGGGGCGGGCGAGCTCATCCCGACCAGGCCTCAAGCTGGCTCAGTGCCTCGCGTACAAAGGACCTAACATCCTCGTAGGTCCAGAGACCTAGAGCTATACCAATGAGAATCACCACAACACTCATGACGACCCAAGCTTTGTTCTCGCGCAAAAACTGCATGTTCATCTCCTTAAAAACCTTGTACGACAAAGGATATGATGGATTTTAAAGGCAGGTCGGACCCGTTGGCGGATGTGTAGGTGGCCGACAGGTACAACTTGAGACGGCCTCGAACCAGATCGTCTCCTGTAAGAACCAGTGTGTTTGTCGTGTCCAGAGAGGATATTTCAACATCCTTTCTCGAGTTGACAACCTGCCCAGACTTGTCCTCCCGGAGGGTCCACGTGGCGGTATCCGGAGTTACAGACGCTCCTGCATCATCATACCAGGAGATGTCCAACACGAGCGTACCACCCTCTACTATATCCTCACCCAAATAATGATAAAGAGCCATTACTCTACCTCAACTGTTATAGAGGGAACGGAGTTTGCGACAACAGCGTGCGGCTGGGACGCAGACACTGTTATACTCGGAACTGT